CTACGCCTGGTCCTCCGAATAGATCCCCGCCGAGATCGTGGCGCTGCCCACGATCATCTCGCCGTAGATCACGGGCACCGGATTGCCCTGCGCCGTGGTGTTGACCGGGCCGTTGAAGTTGTAGGAAGCGCCGTTGTCCGGACCGTCCTTGACGCTGAGCAGGCGTTGCTGCGGCGTCAGCAGCTGCGCCACGCCGCTCAGCGCCATGGCGGCGCCCATGGATGCCAGCCCGGCGGACCAGGTGACGGTGGTGCCGGACCACATGGCCACGTTCAGCCCGGGAATGAAGCTGGCCGCGATCATGGCCGCGCCCAGGATCGCCTGGAACAGGCCGCCACGCTTGGCGCCGGCCGGCATCGGCGCGATGCGGATCTCGTCCTGCCCGGCGGGCAGGACGAGTTCATCCTCGGCCAGGTTGCGGCGGCCGATGAAGCAGGCGTAGCGCACGCCCTGGTCGCCGCTGTCCAACATGCGCCGCTCGAAGCCGGGCAGCAGCGCGCACAGCGCGCGCACGGCTTCGGCGGCGCTGCCGACGGCCAGGCGGTGCAGGCGGCCGAACTCGGCGCCCAGGGCGCCGTAGAGGCGGATGGTTTTGAGTGTGGGAGTCATGGAACTCACTGATAGAAATGCCCGCCAGCGAATCACTCTGAGAAATTCCGCTGGACAGGCGGTCGTCAGCCCTCGCCGCCCAGCTGGACGGTAGGTTGCTGAACAGGCTTGGGGTAGCGCTGCTTTACGCCTTGACATTGCACGACCCAGTCCAGCACCGGACCGGGCAGCTCCTGTCCCGACTCATGCAGGAAGCTGGCGAATTTCATGATGGCGTCGAGCTGGTCGCCGATGGCGGGGTAGGCCCGGGCGCGCAGAGGCGCGTAGGGTTCGCTATGCCGGATTTTCAATGGTGAACTCCTTGTCGAGGTAGGGCCAGGCTTGGACCGAAACGCGGTAGCTTTCCGGTTGATCGAATTCCAGTTCGACCGTTTCCGTGGTCGCTTCGTATCGGCGGTTGTTGATCAGGATCTCGCAAGGCACCGGCAGATCGTTCAGAACCCTGCCTTGCAGAATGGCCGGATTTTCCAATCGCGGCACGACCTGACCATCGCGCACGTAATGCGTATCGCCGTCGACCGAGCCCTCGACATGCCCACTGGCCTGATTCAGGCTTGCGAGATCAGTAATCAAGTCTTGCTGCTGCAAGGAAACCACGCTGAAAACGCGTCCATCCGCGTCATAGAGAGAATAGATTTTCATCGCAAAAGTCCCATCAAGGCGATATCCCCGGACGCATATCCATAGCCGTCCCAAGGACGTGGAAACGTAACGGTCAAGGTGTATGTTCCTGGGTCCAATTGGCCGCTCAACCAGGATGCCGGCGCAATGCCGTTCAATCCGAAATTGGAAGTCCATTCCCCATGAGGGTCGTTCTCCCATCGGTAATCGCCCGAGAAGCTGTGCTTCTGCATGACGAGAATTCGGGCTGCAACATTCAGCGAAATTGAAACCGACGCCGTCGTGATCCCCGAATAAACCCCGATCCTCATCGAAAAACTGACCGAGTTGTTCACCACGACCGCGCCACTGGCGATTCGCAGCGTATCCACCTGCGCAATACCGATGTTCGCGGTCTTGATGTATGCATCTGTCAGCGTGGCCATCTTTGCGGTCAGGGAACCAGCATTGAGACGATCCACGTTCAGGTAGCCGGCGTTGATCTTCTCGGCGTCCAGGTTGCGAACCATCGCATTCGTGATCCTTCCCGTCCCTATCACCGCATCATTGATCACCGTCTGCCCGTTCTCGATCACGAACGGCGTCGTGACGGCCCCATTGGCCAAGCTCAGGAAACCAAAGCGGTCGGCCAGGAAGTACACCGAGCTTTGCACCCGACCATCCGGGTTGGTGTAGGCCCCCAGCGACATGCCTGCCGCATAGACCTTGTCGTCCTTGGTGACCTGGGCCTTGACGCTCCAGGTGGCCTTGAGCTGGCCATCCAGCCCCGCCAGCGCCGTGCGCGATTCCTGCACGCCGGCGGCGGCGCCGTTGGCCACCGCCAGCGTGGTGTCCACCCGCGTGGCCAGCGCGCCGTCGGCGTCGACCCGCTCCGTCTTCTCGGCGGTGATCGCGGCGCGCGCCTGATCCAGGCCGCTGGTCAGTCCGTCGATGGTCGAGGTCAGTTCCTGCGCCAGCTGGTCCCGCTTGATCTGGCCGTTCAGGTATTCGAGGATCTCGCTGGCCTGCCAGCTGGCCTCGCCCATCACACCCGGTCCGTCCGGATACCAGGCGCCGATCTCGCCGTTCAGGGCGACGATGCGGCCCCAGAAGAAAAAGCGCTTGCCGGCCGACAGGCCGGACAGGGTGTGCGCGTTCTGCGGAAAGGCGAAATCCCCCAGCTTGATCGCGCTGGCGCGGTCATTGGTCGGGCCGTACCAGATCTCGGTGCGCTGCGCGGTGAAGCGTCCTTCCGGAAATCCCCAGCGCAAGCCAATGCCGAACACCTGCGATTGTGTGGCCAGCTGGGCCAACGCCGGCGGCGGCGCCAGGTCTCCCTGGAGCTGGGTCTCGGTCGTGCTGGCCCAGACCGAGGACACGTCGGCGACGTTGATGGCGCGCACCCGCGCCACGTAGGCGCCGGCGCGGATGTCGGGCAGTTCCAGCGTCAGCGAGCCGGTGCGACCGGCCTCGACCCAATCGGAATTGTCGCGGCGCCATTGCACGTGGTAGGCCACGGCGGACGGCGCGGCCGCCCATGAGATCTCGGCCACGTGGCGCGCGATGCCCTGGTCGATGACCGAGCGCGAGGCCAGCCGGATGTTCTGCGGCGCGGCCTGCACCGACGGCGGCACGACCGTGATGGGCTTGGGATCCAGCCGGGTGCCGAAGTCCACGTTGTCGAACTTGCCGGGCTCGTGCTGGATGGCGGAGATCTCGGCCACCAGCCCTTCCTTGCGCTTGACGGCAAGCACGCGGAAGGTCTGCGCCGACAGCGCCTCGGACTCCAGCGTCCACACGCACTCGGCCTGCGGCGCCTGCGAGAACGGCGCGGTGACGGTGATGTGCAGCACCGAGCCGGGCAGGCCCACCAGGTCGGCGGTCAGCTCGGTGGTGTCCACGGTGAACTCGGTATTGTCCGCGGTGAGTCTGGTGCCGACCGCTCCCGCCACCACGCGCGTTTCGGACACGCCGCTGGGCAGGTTGACGGTCAGCCGGTCGCCGGGGCGCACGCCCAGTTCCGCATCCACCGTGACCACGGTGGTCGTGGCCTCGCGGATGCGGCCGCCGATGCGGCGGCCGGCCAGATGCTGGTCGGCGACGCGGATGATGCTGCCGGGACGCACGCGGCAGGCGTCCAGGCCCACCGAGAACGTGACCGAGCGCGTTTCCAGGTTGGAGGTCAGCAGCATCCACTTGCCGACGCGGTGCGCCTGGCCGCGCGACGTGCAGCCAAAGCCCGTGACCTCGACCTGCTGGATGCCGTAACGCGCGATGCCCTCGCGGTTCTCGACGTACTCGACCTTCTGCCGGCCCATCTCGGACAGGTCGTTCCACGACACCAGCGCCACCGTATAGCGGGTGCCCAGCGCCGAGCCCACATAGCTGAACTTGCCGTCCACCACGTTGGCCGACGAGTAGGTATAGACCGGATCGGACGGCATGTCCGCCGCCGCGAACACCGAGGCATTGGCCCAGTACGCCATGCCTCGGAAGATGGACGCGAAGTCCTGCACCACGCGGTAGGCGTCGGCGGCCTGCTGCAGATAGACGTTGCAGGTGAAGCGCGGCTCCTTGCCGCCGAAACCGTCGTCGACCATCTCGTCGCAGTAGCGGCCGATCTGGTACAGGCCCCACTTGTCGAGCCAGCCGGCCGGCACGCGCGTGCCCAGGCCGTAGCGATCATTGCTGATCAGGTCGTGGAAGACCCAGGCCGGGTTGTTGGTCCAGGCCAGCTTGAAGGTGCCGTCCCAGACGCCGCTGTAGCTGCGCAGTTCCGGATCGTAGTTGGCCGGCACGCGGATGATGCGGCCGCGCACGTGATAGGCGCGCGTCGGGATGCTCTGGAACTGCGAGGCGTTGATCTTGATGCCGACCACGGCCGACATGGGATAGCGCAGCTTGGCGTCGATGACCTCGGTGACGCTGTCGATGAAGGTACGGTCGGCGATGGTGTTGCTGTTGGCATTGGGCGTGATGCGGCGCAGGCGGATGCTCCAGCCCTGGCGAGCGCGCGGCAGCTCGATGCGGTGCGAGCGCATGTAGCGCTGCGTGGTCTTGCCGTCGAACGCGCTGGACAGCACTTCCTGGTAGCCGGCGCCGTCCACGCTCAGGTCGATGGCGTATTCGACGCGATAGCCGTTGATGTCGCCGTTCCCGGTGTTGGCCTTGCTCAGGCCCTCCACGCCCAGCGTGACGCGGATGGCGGATGCCTGCAGGTTGGCGAACAGCCGCGTCCAGTGCTGCGCGGCCTTCAGCTCGGCGCCGACGGCGATGGTGTTCTCGGCCGCCGGAAAGCCGGGCAACGGCTCCTGCAGCTGGGTGCCGGTGCGAAAGTCGATGGCCGCGCCGCTGAAATTCAGCGTGCCGTCGGCGTTGGCGACCGGCGTGCCGTTCAGGTAGACGTCGCGCAGCGCGTTGTCCATGCCATGCACCGGCCCGTAGATCTCGCCCTCGCCCAGCAGGTCGATGACGCGGGCATAGGCCGTGCTGTGCAGGCTGTCGCGCACTTCCACGGGCGTGCGCCCGCCGCCGCCGCCCTTGCCGCCCTTGTGGCCGGCCGGGATGGGCGCGCCATGAGAAAAGGCGCCCTCGGGCGCCTTTTTCCTGATGCGTTGTCGTTGTTTCATGCTTGGTCTTCCGAGTAGATGCCCGCGGAGATGGTGGCGCTGCCGACGAACATTTCGCCATACAGCAGCGGCACGGGATTGCCCTGGGCCGTGGTGTTCACGGGGCCGTTGAAGTTGTAGGAAGCGCCGTTGTCCGGACCGTCGCCGACGCTCAGCATGCGCTGCTGCGGCGACAGCATCTGCGCCACGCCGTTGAGCATCATGGACGCGCCCATGGCGGCGACGGCGCTGACCCAGGTGCCGGCCTTGAAGGCCGCGGCCATTCCACCCGAGTAGAAGGTCGCCGCCGCCAGCAGCACGGCGCCCAGGATGGTCTGGAACAGGCCGCCGCCTTTGGCCCCGGCCAGCACCGGCGCGATGCGGATGGCATCGTCGCCCACCGGCAGGCCCAGCTCGTCCTCGGCCAGGTTGCGCTTGCCCGCGAAGCAGGCGAAGCGCACGCCGCGCTCGCCGCTGTCGGCCAGCGCCTTCTCAAAACCGGGCAGCAGCGCGCACAGCGCCCTGACCGCCTCGGCCGGACTGGCCACGGCCAGCCGGTGCTCGCGGCCGAAGGCGCGGCCCAGCCAGCCGTACAGCCGCACGGTACGTATTCTTTCGATCATGGTTGTCCTTGGTAGCGCAGCACGGCGCGGGTCGATTCGCGCCAGAAGCCGCCGTACACCACGCGTTCGGAATCGCGTCCGTACAGGTGATGCAGCATGGCGTCCGGCAACGGGTGCAGGCCGGGGGCCTCAGCCAGGGGTTCGTCGCCCAGGAATACGCCGGCGTGGTTGGCGCGGTCCGAGCGGACCTGCATCAGCACCACATCGCCCGGCCCCAGCGCTTCATCGGCCCGCAAGGGGCGAAAGCCGGCTTCGGCGTAGTGGTCCATGTACAGGTCGCCCGGCTTGCCGGGTTCCCACCATCCGTCGTCGCGCGAAAAATCGGGCAGGACGATATCGCGCTCGCGCGCGTACCAGTCGCGCACCAGCGTGTAGCAGTCCAGCACGCCGTGCGCGAACTGGCGGCCCAGCAGCGGCGCCCGGTAGCCTTCGGGCGCGAAGCCACGGATCTCGCCGGCGACAACATCGCCGTTCTCGGACTTCTCCACCGCCACGATGTACCAGGGCAGGCCCGACGCCTCGCAGGCGACGCGATCGGCCTCGCTGGGCGCGGCCGGCGCGTCCGGATGCGAGTGCACCACGGCCACGATGTCGCCGCTTTCCTCGGCGGCGGCGTAGTCCTCGGCCGACATCACGAAGTGCTCGGCGCTGGCCGCCGTGTTGCGGCAGGGCTGGTACCATTCGCGCCGGCCGGCCTTGAGCACCAAGCCGCAGCATTCCAGCGGATAGGCCGCCACGCCATGGTCGCGGATCGCCTGCAAGGTCTTCTTGCGCATGCTAGCCCCTGATCAGGTCGGCCGACGGAAAGCCGCCGAAGTTGATGACCTCGTATTCACCGAAGCGCTTCTTGCAGTCGGACATCAGGCCCGAGCAGCGGTCCAGCGTGGGATCGGTGACGCGGTTGCCATTGAGGTCGAACATGCGCCCGCCGGTATAGCCGCAGTAGGGGCCGCGATAGCCGCCCTTGCGCAGCCACGCGCACACGCCGGCGATGATGGGCCGGTCGGGCAGCTTCTGGCCATTGAAGTCGAGCGCGCTGGCGAGCGTGAACTCGACCACCTGCGCCGTCTCCAGCGTCTTCTGCTGCACGATCCAGATTTCCGGCGGCAGCTCTTCGCGCGGATCGGCGCTGGGGTTGCCCTCCGGGAAATTGGCGGCGTCCAGATATCTGCCCAGCGTGCGCCGCGCCACCACGCGCGCGCCCACCAGGTCGTCCAGGTGCACGCACAGCGACGAGATCACGCCGGCCAACGGCCGGCCCTGCGCATCCTGGCCGATGTTGCCCACGCGCAGCGTGGGCGAGGGCTGCTGCCCTTCGCCCACCTGCTCGAAGCCCTCGGCCTGGATGGCCCAGGGCTCGTAGCGCTGGCCCTGCCAGAAGATCGGTCCGACCTGCATATAGCCGTGGAACCGCAGGACCTCGCCGCCGATGCCGCTGGCATCCAGCTCGAACAGCTCGACCAGCGCGCCCGGCTCAAGTTTTTGTATGTCTGCGTTGATGCCCATTTGCTCAAACTCCATCCGCGTCGCGGAAATTGCGCGCGCCCGGCCGGGTCCGCCGGCGCGCGCTTCAGGGGGTCACGGACTCTTCGAACGTGACCGCGATGGTGTACATGTCCGCGCCCATGGGCTGCACCGACAGCGAGCGCGCCTTGTAGCGGCCCGCCTCGCCCAGCGGCGGCGTCCACATGAAGGACTTGCCGCCGGCATGCCGGCGCACGAAATCCAGGATGGGACGCACGTAGACTTCGTTGCCCACGAATTGCAACGGCCAGGACTGCGTGACGGTATGGATGCCGTCGGCGGCCTCCTGCTCGTAGCCGTCGCCGAACTGCACGCGCAGCGTGCGGTCCTTGAACGCGCCGACGGGGTTGGGCCGGGGCGACCAGTTGAAGACTTCGAATGCCATGCTCAGGCTCCCAAACGGTTGTTGCTGGCCTGCCAGGCGAGGCCGCCCTGGCGGTAGGATTGCGACATGCGCCGGTCCACCAGCTGCGTGACGTACTCGCCGATCTGCTGGCCGAACTGCTTCCAGCCCGGTTCGCCGGAATCGGAACTGGCGCTGACGTTGCCGTCCTGTACGTAGACGTTCACGGCCACGCCGCCCGCGCCGGTGCCGGCGCCACTGTCTTGTGGCAGTCCGGCGAAAGAGGCGCGGATGCCCAGCGAGCCGTCGGCGCCGCGATGCAGCGGCATCACGGCTTCGGGGCCGGCCTCGCCCATCAGGCCCATGGGGAAGGCGGTGGCGCGACTGACGATGCCGTTGGTGAATGCGCCGCCTGTCGCGAACTTGACCGGGAAGGCCTGTGCGACGGGCTGGGAACCAAACCCGAATAGACCCATCACCGAATTGCCGATATCCCCGAAGAATCCGCCGATGTCGCCAAGCAAGCCACCCAGCGGCCCGCCCTTGGTGAAATCACCGAACATCAGGTCCATGAGCTTGGCCGACGCGGCCGAACTGACCATCTTCGCCACCGAGTTCAGGAACGACAGCCCCATCTTGTCGAACTTGTCGGAGACGAAGTCGTACATGCGGGTGCCCAGGATGTCCTGGATCTTGCCCGCGCCCTCGCGCGCCGAGTCGGTCAGGCTGTCGATCAGCTTGGTCATGAAGTCCGGGTCGTCCTTCTTGCCAAGCTCGCGTTCCTGCTTGTAGAGCTGCGTATCCGTCAGGCCGCCCCTGGCGTACTCGTCCCTGGCCCAGCCGAGCTTCCTGGCGTTCTCGGCGTCGCGTTCCGGATTCTTGCCGGTCACGCTGTTGATATAGGCGCGCCGTGCGCTTTCCTCGTCGTTCCAGTCGGCTTCCCTGGCCGCCGACATGAGCATGTTCTTGGTGCCCTCGTCCTCGCCCGCGAACTTGCCGCGCGAGGTTTCGTACACCATCTTGTCCGCCGCGGAGGTCTTGCCCGACAGCGCCAGGGCGCGGTCCATGTCGGCGATGGTCTGCTCGGCCAGCGACGACTGCCGCGCCTGCGTTTCCTTGCCCAGCAATTGCACGGACTTGCCGCGTTCGGCATTGGAGGCTTTCAGCGAGACGGCTTCGGCCTTGCCCGTCGTGCCGGCCAGACCCGCCGCCTTGTTGTAGTCGCGCATGGCCAGCGCGGCCTTCTGCATTTCGAGCGTCTGCGCCTTCAGGCTGGCGGTCGTCTGCTTCACAGCATTGTCCAAGGCCTGTTGCGCGGCGACGCTGCTTGAGTTGTTCGTCATGATTTTCCACACATCATCGTGCCGTCCCCGGCCCGCACGCGGCGGGCCGGACACGTCATCAAGACCCCTTGTTGACCTTCGACAGCAGGAACGCCTTCAATGCGTCGGCGCCCGCTTCGGCGGACGGCTGCGCATCGTCGGCGTCCCAGCGCACCAGCATGTCCGTGACGCGGACCTTGGCGCCCGCCGCCTGCGCCACCACGGCGGCAAGGCTGGCGGCCAGCAGGTCGGCGCGCTCGTCGCCCAGCGGCGACTGGCGGTTGAACTCCCGCCACAGGGACAGCTCATGGGTGTCGATGGCATCCATCAACTCGCCCAGGGTGCGGCCCAGCCGAAGGGCCAGGATCATCAGGAAACGGAGGTCTGGCGTTTCCTGGAAGGCTTTTTTGCGTGCGCGTCGGCTCCCTCCCCGAGGTTGCCCAGCTCGATCGCCTTGGCCGCCAGCATCAGATGCGCCGGGCCGAAAGCCGCGGCCACGGCGTCCACGTCGGCGTCGCCGAAGACGCGGCGCGGGCCGGCTTCGGTCTGCTCGTACAGCGTGCGCACCAGCAGGCTGGCCGAGGCGCGGGTGTAGTCCACACCCGGCGCGTCCAGCTTGGCGCGCACGCTGTCATCGGCCTCGCCGGGCGTGACGCCCGCGGCGGCCCAGATGGCGCGGATGTGGAACAGGTGATCGCTGGGACTGGGCGCGCGCACGATGACGCTGGCGCCGTCCCACTCGGGAACGTTCAGCGCTTCCGAGCGAAAGCCCGCCAGCGGATCGGTGACCCGGTCGCGCAGGCTGGCCGGCGCCTTGGCGCGGGCCTTGATGGACGTGTCCGTCATGGCGCTCAGCCTCCGTTGGCCGGGGCGTCGGTCATCTTGACGGCGCCGGTGACGCGCACGTTGAACGTGGCGGACACGACGTTGTCCAGCTGGCCTTGCCACTGGTATTGCGTGACCAGGCCCAGGAACTCGAACTTCGAGCCATCGGCGAAGGTCACGCGGAAGGCGCGGCTCTTCTTGTCGCTGCGGGCCGCGACCAGCACCTTCTGGGCGGCGTCGCCGGCCTTCCAGTTGCCGGCCATGCTGAAGGTGCCGCTGTCGTCCAGGCCCAGCGCGTATTCCTTGGCGGCGGACTTGAGCACGGTGACGTCGATCTCGGTGGTCTGGCCGCCCTGGAAGTTCGGGTCCTTGATGGTGATGGCCAGGTCGGCGTAGGTCAGGCCGGTGGCGGCCAGGTCGTTGGTGCTCGTGGTGGACACTTCCAGCTGCGTGCCCTGGGTCTGAACGAATTGCGAAACGGTAGTACCAGCCAT